AACTTTCTAGCAAGCATTTCAGGACGAATTGCGGCATCTGCCGTGATTCCTTCACCAAATGCAGCGCGGCGCAAATCTTCAGCCATTTGTGCTTTGGCTTGGTCAAATGCAGGCGTATCCCGTAAGGTATCTGCAAGGCGTTTGACAGAATCGGTATCTGACTTGATGACGTACTTTTGCACAAAGTTGTCAGGAATTGCTTTGCCTTTTTGAACGGCTCCCATTGCGGGAATGTCCTCAAGCATCTTAAATCGTTCTTTTGCCGCTTTAACAGCAGGCGCAAATACACCGCCATCTTCGGCAATATTCATTACCGAATCTTTAACTGCATTACGCACACGACCTAATGCGGCATTGGTTGCAGGGTCATTACTGACGTTTGCATTGATTACTTTACCTAATTTATCGGCTTCTTCAACCGTAAATAGCTTAGTTTGTTTTTCGCCTTCAAGACCAAACTTTTTGAATTGGTTACGCACACCGCTTGGAACTTTGTCGCCAAATTCATCCAAAACAGTCATGTAGTCATTGGCAAGACCACCTAAAGGAATCTCTAAGTCTTTGCCAGCAGACTTACGAGCCGCTTGATAAAGTTCAGAAACGCGCTTGCTTGCCGCCGCTTCTTGTGCGCCAAGTTCGCCCATCAAGACGTTGCCAGCTTGATATGCTTCTTGCGCCTTAGATGCAGGCTTGCCAAAAATGTCTTGTAAGGTACGGTTTTGCTCTGTCAATCGCTCTTGGATTGCAGGCATAGCGCCACGCAAATTGCGTTCTTGAGCGTATTGGGTAGCATCACGGGTGATCTGACCACGCAAAGGTTGGATGCCCAACAATTCAAAGTCGTGTTTGCGCAACAAAGCCGCAGGGTCAATTTCTTTACCTTGACGATATGCCTCACGGAGTTGACTACCAACCCAATCAAGCGTTTCCCGTGGGATGTTTTCAGGAGCAACGCCTGAATCTTCTAAGTCTTTGACAAGTTGTTTTAGGCCATTAGCAGTTGCGCTATCAGCCTCCAAAGCCGCAGCTTTTTCAGGAACTAACTTGCGAAGTCCTGCGCCCAACAAAGAACCAACAGGTTTAGCCGCAGCGCCAAATAAAGCGCCACCAGTAGCGCCAGAACCAACGTCTTCAGGGTTTACAAGCCCCGCAGCAGCCCCGCCAGTAACAGCGCCACCACCAACACGCAAAGCGGCATTTCCTACCTTGCCCATTGTTGTAGCGGCAGGGGCTACGTTAAAACCAGCAGATTCAATTGCTTGACCAATACGACCAGCAACAGGCGCATATTTAGCCGCAGCCATAAAAGGCTTGGCAATTACACCACCCACAGGGGCAGTCAAAGCCGCTTCAGCCGCAAATTCACCAGTACCAGCAGACATTGGGTTTGCCACTTGATACGGGAAAAACTCGGATTTAAGTTTCTGGCGACCTTGGGCTACGTCTTCTTGTAAGGCTTTGCCTGTTTCTTCAGCACCCAAAGCAGACAAACCTTTGCCTGCCAATTCTTGAAGTGTCAAACCAACTTGACCCGTACCATAACCAAGACCAGCCAATGCAGACTTAGCCATGCCAGGCGTTTCTAGTTTGCCAGCACGAATCTTTGCAACGTGGTCTTTTAAGATTTGGTCATCAGGTTTAATGTCATCGGGAATGTCCGAGACTGTGATGCCATCTTTGGTTGTGATTGAGTAACCCATATTAGTAGTTCACTTGTACGTTTTGAGTTGTACCAGTAGCGGCAGGAGCAGCTTTTAAGAATGGGTTGGTTTTTTCATCTCCACGACCCAAACCAAACTTTTTCTCTAAGTTTTGCAAAGCTCTCATGTTGGATTCATAACCCTTTGTTGGGTCAGTAGCAACAGACAGCCACATTTGCAATTCAGCATTGGAGTTCATCTCGGATGCTGTCATGCCTGTGGCTTTCTTAATGTCAGCCAACAACAAGGGGCGAGTTTGAGCAATTGAATCACGCATAGAAGCGTTTTCTTCAGAAGCCTTCCCAAGAATACCTGTACGACCAAGCCAATTTCCAGCACCAGTGCCTTCAGCCCAAGCGCCTATGTTAGAGCCAACTTTGTTAGAAGTGCTTGGAATTCCCAAACCTAAATCTAATTTGTTGTAATAACCAGCAAGTTCATCCAAAGTGCTAGACAATTGTTTACGACCACTTTCTTTTGAAGTCACATCTTGAGCGTGTTTAGCGCCAGCAGGTGACCACAAGGCCATTCCAGGCGTAACTTGAGATTGTGGCAATGCAATTGATTCACCATTAGGGCCAAGCACATTCAAAATACGTTCTGGACGATTACTTACAGTTAATTTTGCTATATCCAAACGGTTCAAACGATCACGCTCTTTTTCATAGGCTTGTTGCGCCATTTGAGCGCGAAGTGCATCTTGACGAGCTTTTTGTGCTTCTGACAATTCAGCAGCCTTGAGAACGCCTTGACCAATAGTGGTTTCATCGGCGCCAGGCATTTTTGTGTACCAAGCCAATGTGTCTTCAATAGTAGGTTTGACGCGCAAAGCCTTTGAATAAGGCGATGGCCCCATTTGAGTCTGTTGTTTTTCAGGCAATGAAGAACGATCTTCCACTTGAACGGTTTGTTCTTGCGGTGCGCTTTCCATCCACTTTTGACGTTCGCCTAAACGCTGCGCCATCAAGTCTTTAATGCCTTGTTTAGCCGCTTCAACGTCTTGACCACCTAAGTAACCTTTGAGGGCTTGAGCAAGATATTGTGTAGTGGCTGGCGCTACAAAATGACCCGAGACCATTTGGCCTTGAGGCATTTCTAAGCCTTGGTCGCGGAGTTTTTGCGCTAGTGCCTGCTGCTCACGCAGGCCCATTATTTGTTCGTTGTAAGGGTCAAATGTTGCCATGTTTACCACCCAAAAATGTCGCCAATGCTAGAACCTAGGTCGCTAACGGCATTTCCAAGACCGCCGCCAGTAGCTTTGTCCAAAGCCATAGCACCAGTAATCCAGCCGCCTGTTGGGTCAAAACTAGAAGCGCCACCGCCCAAACCAATCATGTCGGCTGTGCCAGCATCCATGCCATAACCGCCGCCACCACCACCAAATAAACCACCAAGGCCGCTAAACATACTGCCGCTAGAAGAACCATCAAGGCCAATTAGCTTTGCAGTATCTGCGTCCATTCCAAAAGAACTGCCGCCACCAAATAAACCACCAAGGCCAGACAACGCGCTACTTCCAAGGCTACCCAAACCACCAAGCACATTGCTTGCTAATTTTTGACCTGAAGGAGAACCAAACAAACCACCGCCTAATTGGTACAACCCGCCAGTCTTAGCAGCATTGGCGGCAGTTAAAGCGTTTTGACGCGATGTATCAAGTGCGCTTTGCTGAAACATTGAGTTCAAGGCTTGATTAGCACCGCTTAAACCTTGTGTATAGGCTTGGCTACGCGCTTGATCGTAGGCTTGGTTTTTGTTTGCGTTGAATTGATCTGTGGCGTTGTTCCAAGCCTCAGAGCCACGAGTAATACCTTGATTAGCTAGTTGGCTTTCTAAACCAGCTTGTTGGCGTTGAAATTGTGGGTCAAGGTATCGAGTAGCGCTTTGGTAGGCCGTGTCAGCAGCTTGTTGCTGAAGTTGACCAGGGTTCAATGCCGCTTGCGTATTAGAAAACGTGAAGGGCTTATTGAGTGCGTCCTGAACGTAGCCAGGTGCTTGTGTAGTAAGTGCGGTGTCGCCGTATGCCATGATGATTCCTTTTGCTTAAACCATCAGGGTAGCCCGATGGCGGTAATTTACCTTAAATTGTGTCTTTCGTCAAATCTTTGCCGTGTTTTCTAAGGGCATTAGCAAACTTTTTGCCTTTGTCTGCCGCTACGAAATCTTGTCCAACGGATTGAGGCACACCCACCCGCTTTGCAGCTTTTGGGTTGTGTGCAACCATTTCCATGAATTTATGTTGTTTAAGGCTGCTAGATGGCATTAGATATTTCCCCCGCCTTCAATGTTCATGTCGTAAGAGTAAACCCGTAGGTCTGTGTATTTTGTTGAAAATTTCATGTGGAAACTTCCCCAATATCCAAAGCCACTTAGGTTTTTCCAAAGTTTACGAACGGTAATAGAACCGCCATAAATTGAGTTGTCGTATGTGGATGTGTCGTAAACAGCCGCAGCAGAATCAATGGTTGTTGGCAACGTGATCTCGTTTGCGTTCAGGTTAAAGTCAACTTCCATCCGAGCGCCATAAGAAGCCTGACCATCTGCACCAATCAAAATACGACCCAACGACCAACGCTTTAACTGACTGCCAGCACCAAAACTTTGATAGGCAGGCAAAACGTCAGCAACAATGTCTGAGCCGTTATCGTTTTGACCCGTCCAAGCCTGACCAACATAGCCATTCGCACCGAAATAGAGGTTGTCATTGACGTAATACCAGCATTGAGCAGGAAGACCCGTCCAACGCGACCAACCGCCTGAAATCGTGTTCATAACGTATTGGTAGGCCGTTCCGTCATTCAACGGAATGTTGACCAACAACATATTTTGAGGCGGGAATAAAACTAAGTCCCAACCTTTGTTATCTTGATAGTCTGTGGTGTCGGAGGCCAACTGAGGCTGAATCTTGTCAGTT